ATGAGTCTGGCGAAGAGTTCAGCGGTGGCGTGACCTTCGTTCCTGTGACCAAGAATGACGCCCACGGGTACGGGTCCGCTTTGACATACGCCAGACGCTATGGCTTGATGGCAGCGTGTGGAATCGCCCCGGAAGACGACGACGGAAACGCCGCTGTAAAGGGCAAGGGAGACTATGACTTTGCCGCAGCGCTGAACCGCGCGGAAACTGCCGACAAGGTAGAAGCCGCCCGGGAGGCAGTCGCCGAAGCCCGGGCCATGGCTATCAAGCTCAAGGACGCATCGGCAGCGAAGGCAATCGCCGAAGTCCAGAAGCGCCTCGCAGCCAAGTTCGCAGGGGAAGCGAAGTGATGGAACAAGATACAACTGCATGGCTGCAGGACCGTGTCGGCATGATCACGGCCTCCCGCATCAAAGACATGATGGCGCAGACAAAATCCGGACCAAGTGCGAGCAGAAAAAACCTCGCCGCAGCATTGATGCTGGAGCGCGTCACTGGCGTTGCCGCAGATTCCTATACCAATGCCGCCATGGAGTGGGGCGTAACAAATGAGCCGCTCGCCAGACTGGCTTATTCGCTCCACACGGGGCAGGATGTCGAGGAGGTAGGGTTCATCCACCACCCGACGATTGCGCGCTCTGGGGCCTCTCCTGACGGTCTGGTGACCCTCGAGGGCATGGTGGAGATCAAGTGCGGCAACACCGCCACCCACGTCGCTTGGGCGATCGCCGGAGTGGTACCGCCTGAGCATGTTCCCCAGATGCAATGGCAGATGGCCTGCTGCAACCGGGGGTGGAATGACTTCGTCAGCTTCGACCCCCGCATGCCGGAAGGCCAGCAATTGTTCATCCGCACCCTGTACCGGGACAACGATTACATCGCCAAGCTCGAGCAGGAGGTGGTCAAATTCGACGCCGAGATCGAGCAGATGATTGCCGACCTTGGCATGGTGAAGTGGTACTAAAACCTACTAATTTAGTGAAGGAGTAGTAGACATGAATTCATGGGCGATATCAGGAAATTTGGGGCGCGATGCGGAATCCCGTTTCACCCCGTCCGGCGACGCAGTCACCTCATTCTCGGTGGCGGTCAAGGCCGGCTTCGGAGAGAAGGCCACAACCACATGGGTCAACTGCACCATGTGGGGCAAGCGCGGCGAAGCGATCGCCCAGTACCTGAAGAAGGGGACTCTGGTCGGTGTCGTCGGCGAGGCCTCTCTGCGGGAGTGGCAAGACAAGGAAGGCCAGAAGCGTACCGTCCTCGAGGTCCGGGTGAATGACCTGACCCTGCTCGGGAAGCAGGAGCGGCAGCAGGATCCGCAGCAGGAGCGTCCGCAGGAACAGCCCCCGGCCAAGAAGCCAGTGCCCGGGTTCGATGATTTTGCCGATGACGTGCCTTTTTGAGGACAGCCAAGATGACCGATGAAATCAAGCCGGCGCGTCAGCGCGTCACCCCGAGCTTCGCCAAGTGGGAAGCACCCGCCAAGTTCCTGCGGACTTCGCCCCCGGAGCATCGCAACATCCCGTTTGCCGACGACAAGGACTACATCAAGGCCGACAAGTTCGACCGGGCTGTGGCGTGGGCCTTGGGCTTCGGCGTCGTGGTTATCATCGGCATAACTGCGTGGGAATGGTACGTGAAATGAGCGACTCAACTAAACTCATTACCATTGGCGACACCGCTGGCCCGGATGTAACAGACACGGACACCTTGCTTGCTCTCGCCGGGCAAACCGGGGAAACCAGCCTACACAGGCTGTCGAACGGGTGGCGTTGCTCGATTGAACTGCCGACTGTGCTGGCAGGGGCGCAGTTCAAGGTAGGGTCCGAATTCGGCCACCCAAATGCCCGCAGTGCCATCATCGAATGCCTTGCCCGCGTCAAGGAGGCGCTGAAGAAATGATTAAATGCAGACTGTGTGGAGCGAGGCAAGGGCAGAACAGTATTTTAGTTTGCGTTAACTCGAGTGAAGTCGAGGGTATATGGGAATGCTGGCCGACGTGCAGCGTCAAGATTCAAATGACCGACTCTGACCAACCAATTGTGTTCAGGAAGGCCAGTTATCTTGAACTGGCAAAGCATCTGAGCCTGAAGCACTGCCTGACAGTCGGAAACGCCCACCAGACCCTTGCCGACATCTTGCAAGAGGCCATCGAGGCCGAGCGGGCAGCGTGCAAGGCAATCGCGGACGGCTATGGCAATCCGCCACTGATTCTGCGCGGGGACTGGAACGGCGGTAAGCGGGCCGCTGGAGTGCTTATTGCAGAAGACATCGCCGGAAGAGGGAAATGAGCGAATTCCTCGACAGGGTCCGGCACTTCAACCTGCCTCCCGACAAGCCAGCAGTCACCGCCACCCAGTTGGCCAACCAAGGGAAGTGCTGCGGGAACTGCGCCTACTTCTCCCACTGGAAGAACGGGCGCTGCACGTTGAAGGACAAGCACACGTCCACTTACAACATATGCGAGAGGCATTCGGACAAGCCATGATTACGTGGATCTGCGTCTGGTGCAACGTGGAGAAGACCGGAATCCAAGGCTCGCGATTCCGGGTTTTCAAGCGTAAGTTTCGCCGCCGGAAGTGCGCCGACTGTGTCGCGAAGTAGACTACCGGCGGCGCCGCTTCAGTTCCGCAAGAGCCTCAGACTCCGCTAGCAGGTCTTCAACCGACCCCGTAACCACGGCGCCACGGGATAGGGCTGAGCGGCTTGGCATCCTGTCAGCAACCGCCCGCCCGGCCCGTGCAAGCCCGGGGGATTGTGCAGCGAAGTCCATCGCCCGCCCGGGCATCCCAGCCAGACGTCCAGCGTTGTGATAGGCGCCACCGACCAACCGGGGGCTTTCTGCAGCCAGCGCAGCGAACCACCCCGGATGAATGGCCATCCCGGCCATGACGGAAGCCGGCGCAATCGTGGCGCCCTGAATGCCACGGGGCATCCATTCGGAGTTCGCCAGTCCAGCCATGGCGGGGAGAAGCTGCTTCCCAGATGCCTCTTCAAGGTCTTGGGCGAGCTTGATCCTGTGACCGTATGCGGTATTGACGTTGTTCCGCGTCAGCGAGGTGAGCTTTCTCAGGGCAGTGTCAGTCGAGGTCTTCCCGCCAAGGCTCAAGGTTTTCTGGATTTCCTTGATTTGGTCCATGCCATCGGAATACTTCCGCATGGCCTTTTCATAGGAGGGATCCTGCTTGGCGATTTCACGCTTGATGCTGTTCCGCATGTTGCCAATCATCCGCGATTGCTGGGTGTGCATCGGGGAGTCTGGCACGATGTTGCTGACGGCCTGCTTCAGGGCGTCCAAATCGGCGACGGTAGGGTTCGGGTGGGTCTGCTTGAACTCGGAGATTGTCTCGCCGATTCTCGTCAGGACCGCTTCGTCCGGCCGCCCGATTTTCGAGAAGCCCTTGCCGGTCTGGGTACTGGCGACCAGCGACCTGTAGGAGGCCTCAATCGGCGCCAGATTCAGCGGGACAGGATTGCCAGCCCACCCCGCGCGCGCCGCGTTGTAGGCGGCGCTGGCGTCGTCGTAAAGTGTCTCCACGGCGTCGCGAGCATTCTGGACAACCGTTTCGCCGCTGATATTGCCCTTCGCGGTTTCCCGGTACGTCGTCCCAGCTTCTCCGCCCTGCTTCCCGGCTTGGTAGGCGATATCCAATGCCTCTGGACCGACTCCGGTCGTTTTGCCGAGCGCCTGCTTTATTGCGCCAGCGCCGACTTCGGCCGTTTTGGATACGCCCTTCGCTGCCAGTGCAAGCGGGTCGGTCCATTTCGCCGCCGTCGCGAGCTTCGGCACGACCGCCGAGCCGCCAGTGAAGACCGTGGAGAGATCCGCCATCGCCCCCACGGGGTCAGTGGCGAGGGTCTTCTTGATCTGCTCCGCGCCGCCGTACCGGCCTTTCAGGGCCTCCCATGCGGCAGCAGCCATTTCGTCCTGCCGCTTCGTGTCCTCGTTGCCGGGAGCCTCGAGCCCCGGGAGGATGGCCCGCAGTCCTGCGCGGACAGCGCCGGCCCCAAGGTTCCCAGCCGCCTTCACTGTTTCAAGCGGGGAGGTCACTGCATCGTAGATGCCCCCTACGAGCTTCGCAGCGCTCGCAGGAGCGTTTCCAAGGGCCTCGATAGGCACATCCCCCCATTGACGCGCCGGAGCCTCCTGTGGGGCCGCTGGAGGGGCTTGCTGGGCATTCTGGGGTCCTGCTTGAGCGAGCATTGCGGCCAACCGCGTTGCAGCCTCAGTATCTCCGGCGGCATCGGCATTGCGGAGTGCCCCAAGAAGCTCTTCTCTCGTCGCCATGTCACCGGGCCCTGTACTTGTTGATAAGCTCTTCGTCCGACAGCGCCCTTGCCGGGGCCGCCGGGGCTTCTGGTGCCGGGAGTCTCTTGGCGGCGCGCTCCTTCGCGGCCGCGGCGATGTCGCGGAGGTCCTGCAAAGCCTTCCGGTGCGCCTCAGTGGATTGCGACGTGTTCAGCGTCGTAATTGCCTGAGTTGCCTTCTGGCCTTCGACTTCCGTGATGGCACCGCCGCCCTTCAGGCTCTGGAAAGCCTGCAGGAACACCTGCCCCTTGATTTGGTCGATGATGAGGTTGTAATCCGCCGGCTCGCTTCCACGGACCCACGGCACGTAGGATCCGACCCCTGTCGCACTTCTCTGGCCGGGGTGATTCAGCGCCGTGTCGATCGCGGCGATTGCTTGGTCAGCAGTCTGGATTTCCTTCGGCGCGTCAAGCGTCGCTTGCACTCCGGACTTGCCCTTGAGTTCCCCTTCGGCCTTGCTTTGCGAAACAGCACCCTGAAATGCTGGGGTCTTGGATTCGACATTGAATGGGGTCATCCCGGCGGGGACTTCACGAACCTGCCGGCCGCCCCTGTTGTCGGGGACCACCTCGAAATACTTGCCGTCCTTCTGGTAAATCTGGGGAGCGAATGACGTGGGAGCGGCAATGCCTGCAGTGATTCCTGCGCGAATCATGGCGGCCTGCTCCGGATTCGTCGCCTCGACTCGGTCGGCGTACTTCAGAAGCTGGTCCTGCTGGTAAAGCTCGCGGTTCGACTTCTCGATGTCGCGGTTCTCCAGCGCCGTCTCGCGCTTGGCTTTCCGGCGAGCTTCGGCGCGCTTCATCTGCAGGTCAAGGAGTTCGTTGTCGGCCTGATTCCGCTGGCCGTATGCGTTCCCGGCCACTTGAAGACCGTACCCGATATTCGCCAGTGGATCCGACGAATTCGCCGCGAGCATCGCGATTCCACCCTGAGTCAGCGGGTTCGTCAGCCAGCGCTCGAGAAAACCCTGCTCCCGGGGCTGGTACGTCACTCCCTCGTAGGGGTCTTCGTACCGTGCCCGTTCCTGATACTGCGGCCGGTAGGAGTCTCTGGTTCTGCGGAGGAGTTCTTCGGGGTCTTCAATCTGGTATTGCATGGTCTGCTCCTGAGGGGGAGGGTCTTGCATGTTTCCGGCCGGTGCGTCGGTCATCCTCGACCTCACCTGACTCTGGTACTGGGCCAGTGTCGGCTGGCCCTTCATCGGGGTTCCGCTGCCGTAGTACCTGCGGGTCCGGTCTTCCATCGTCGGGCCGCCGGAAGCATAGAACGGAATCGCGTAATCCGCCTGCTCTTGGAAGGTCCCGCCCACGGGGAACTTCGGGTGGAACTTCGGGACCACCTGAAACGGCCCCCGCGCATAATCGTTGTGCCGTGGAAGGAATGCACCCTTCAAGCCTGTGTCGAGACTCCGGCCGGACTCCTGCGCCCAGAGTGACAGGGCCTCTGAGGCGGGGACGTTGTATTCCGCCGCCTTCCTGCGGATGTACTCTTCAGCTTGTTGCGGGGTCACTTTTTCCTCAGTCTCGCGAAGGCGGCCTCACGGTTCGCCGCGAGTTCGGCCAGTGGAAGAATGAACTGCAGCTTGTACTCCTGCGGCATGTTCCCGACTCCGGCGCCGCCGGCCCGGACCTGCGGGTCTTTCGGCATTTGCGGCATGCTCCCGGCAGCCTTCCCGACCGCTCCGGCGATGTCGCCCCAGTTGGTCCCGGGTTGCTGCTGCTCGAACTGGGGCTGCATGTAGGGCATCTGGGCCGGGCCGATCGCGTCACCGCCCGGGGCAATCCCGAATGACGGGGGAGCCATCGAGTTCGGGTTCTGGGTGAATTGGAAATCGTCGTAGGGATTCGGCGCCATGAATCCCCCAGCGGTCGGACCCCACGGGTTCTGCTGGAAGTCCTGATTACCCCACATTGCCGCCACCCGGATTCGTGCCCTGATTCGCCGAGAGGAAGGGCATCATTGACATCATGCTGGCATATTGATCCCCTGACGTCGGGGCCATGGAATTCCCGTATGGGCTTGCCATGGCTCCAGCAGCAGCTTGATTGGCGGCTTGCCCCATCATGTCTCCGACGCCTCCAGCAAACCCTTTTCCCCTGTTCGCAGGTATCTGGGTTGCGGCTGGCGTTTGGCCTCGCGGCCCCTGCATCATGGAGGACTGGCCAGCATACCTTGCAATGGCTTCTTGGACAGACCCATTCCCAAGGGCCTGCTGGGCCGCTGGGTTGCCGATGGCGTTGTAGGCGTCCCGCTGGGCAAACATCGCCGTCCGCGGGTCCAGCATCGCCGGAGTGACCTGCTGGGTCGGGTCGTCTGCCCGCATGCCCCATTCCGGCATCGCGAAATGCCCCTGCATCCACGAAGGCTTTCCGGCCTGCGTGAAGGTCTGGGGAGTCGGCTGATACCCTTGGTTCTGATACTGCTGGTATCCATTCGACCCCTGATAGCCCCACGGGTCAATCGTAGGCGCCACAACCGGCGCCACCTTTTCGCTCTTGCTCTTGCCACCACCCATTTCGTTCTCCTTATGACCCGTAACCTTGGGAAGCCATCGAGGCGCCCCCTGCCATCAGAGCCGGATTGCCCGTGTAGGCGCCACCGACCATCATCGCCGCGCCGCCGATCATCTGGCCGACGTTCCGGCCGCCGCCGCCCTGCGCCTGACCCGTTGAGGTTCCCCGCTGGATACCCATCGGCTGGAGCGCATTCAGGTACTCCATGGTGTTCTGGTTCCGGTTGTACGGTTCCTGATACTGGTAGGCGTAGCGGTTCATGGCGTCCTGCAGGGCCTGCTGCTGGTATTTCTCGACGGTGTTCCCAGCTTGGCCGAGAATCTGGCCGCCTTGGCCTCTCAGCCCCGCCCCAGCGCCGTACATCTGGCCCAGTTGGCCCATGTAGTTCGCCGGCTGGCCGAGGTTGTTGTGCATCGCTCCCGCTTGACCCAGTGCGTATTGCTGGGCGCCAAGACCCTGCCCGTAGGCGTTGGTCATCAGGGCCGTATTCTGCTGCTGCATGTTGTTGAGGGTGCCGGTGATCGCGTTCGACTGCATCAGCCCGTGTCGTCCTGACCCCATGGCATTGACACTCGCCGCCCCGGAATTGACCTGCGGCATCATCTGCCCCAGCGTCCCCATGGCGGCCATGTTGTTCGCCCGGAGTTGGTTCTGGATATAGGGGTTGTTGGCGACGTCGGCGGCGTTCGAGAGGAAGCCGTAATTCTGCATCGCCTGATTGTTCACCCCGTACATCCCCGGGACTGCGCCATACCCAGCCAGTGCAGCACCCTGCACCATGTCACCAGCCGTGCCGTACTCTTGGCCAGCCTGCGCGCCCATCCCGATACCTTGCTGGGTCAGCCCTGAAGGCCCGATGTAGGTCTGGCCGGGGAAGTACCCGACCGGGGCATCCATCTGGTTCTGCATAGACCCGGCGAGGTAGCCGTACCCCGGCGCCGCAGCAGCATTCGGAGTGAATCCGGACACCTGCTCGTTGGTTTGCGTTTGTGGCTTCGAGCTTCCGCCCATGTCAGTCTCCTAAATCAATCTCGAAAACGATTCTCTGGCGGTCCGCGCCGAGTTTCCGGCTCCACCCATCCCGGCCGGTGGCAGTCAGGCAATCCGCCCCTGCAGCTTTGGCCATCCGCTTGAAAGTCTCTACGCAGATCAGCCACTGGTCTTCCGTGTTGGGGTCGGTCCCCATCAGGGTGACATCGATCACCTTCCGTCTCGGGTAGTGGATCTCGGTTGAAACCACTGCCCCGAAGACCGCCTCATCATGGATCAGCGCCCAGAGAATACAGCGCCCTTCGATGACGGCCTGATAGACGTCCTCTTCGACCCAGTCCCGGTGCGCGCCAGACTTGCCGAGAGCCTGCTTGATGTACGGCTCGAGGACACTCCACACCCCGGGGAAGCGGGGGTCGACGCGGATGATCAGAGTTTCGCCCATGTCGTCCCATTGTAGAGGTAAAGGCCCTTCCCGGAGCCGGGATTCCAGTTGGTCCCGTCGGCATACCTGACCATGCCCTCCTTCACTTTTTCGGGAGGAGCATGGAGGACATCGAAGTCATTCACAGATTCAAAGCCTGCCTGAATCGACCGCAGTTCCCGCCGGAGCCATTCCGTGAGAATGGCATCCCCGAGATTCGGTACAGCAGATGGCGCATAGCGCGCGTCCTGAGTGCCGCGCGGCATTATCTTTCCCCGGCCGGCATGACGTTGTAGGTCAATGCTCCGAGCCGCCAGTTGCCGTCGTATTGGCTCTCTACCCGGACCGACATGAATCGCCCGGTGATTCTCGGGGTGATCGATTGTGACTGCCCGGGGACAAACCGGTGCGGGCCATCCCACTGGACAGTCTCGCCTTCGGAGAATTGCGACCCGATGTAAAAGTCCACGGGTGCTGACCCGATCATTTCCGGCCAGACCCGATCCACCATGACCAACGAATCTGCCCCGCCAACGGGAATTCCGACTCGTTCGGCCATGCAGTATTTCGGTCGCCCAAGGGAATCCAGATCTCTGGCCCCCACGACCGAAACCCACCACGCGGTGTCGGCGTCGTTCGACTCATAGACGATCGTGTCGGGGACCGAGGGCTGATAGACGCCCTTGTTCCATGTCCCGTTTCGCTGTTCGTCCCACGTCAGACCGCCATCCATTCTCGGTTGCGGCTTGAATGGCGTCTGGGTTCCAAGCTGGTCCCACGTCAAGGTTCCTGTGGAGTCGGTTACGAGGATGGTGTCATACCCATACCCGTTGATCAGTCTCCGGTGCCCCCACGTCTTTTCCTCGTAATTGTAGACGAACGAGTCGGACAGATTGACCGCCCCAGCGCGAGCGCCAGATATGAAAATCTGGCTGGTCTGCTCGGAAACATAGACCTGCGACAGTTCCCACAACTCTTCTGAAATCGAGTTGAAGAGGGTCCTGCGGATCCGCATGTCGACCAGAGAAGTTGCGTTCTGGCCATCGAAGTACAGGCAGTCTGAGGTCGTGAAAACTATGAGGCCGCCCATCGCCGCAGCGAACCCACGGAAGATTCGCGTTCCGACGCCGCTCTTGAGTTGGTCGGTCCGCATGACGTACTGGCCGCCAATCCACGACATGCCGTAAATCGCGTCTTCCTTCACGATGTAGAGAGAATCACGGACCACCGCCGCGCCGATGATGACCCCGGCAGATTCGCCGAGAATGTCATCCCCGGCGTCGTTCGTCAGGGATGCGACCCACTCGGTCGGCAAATCTCCTTCCTGCGCGGAGTTAGACCACCGGAACTTGTGCGGGTAGTTGACATCCGTCTCGGTCATGTTCAGGGCGACGAGATAGTACCGGTACGCCGCGATGAACTGGCAGCGCCACTCCGTAGACCATCCCGGGGCCGCCTTGAGAATCTGGTCCGCCGGAAGCGCCGCCCCGATGTCCCAGTAGAACAGCCCCTCCATGGAGTTGTTGACCACCAGCACGCCGTTGAGGTTGGCGAAGGTGATCTGGCCAGAGGCCCACGCTGTTCCGGTAGGGGTGATTTCCTTGCCGACCTTGTTGATGAGGTCATAGGCAAAGACCTTGACCCCGTCAGAGACAACCACATTCCAGACCCCGCCGGGGGTCTTGTAGGCGGTGTGGAAAACCGGCTTGATCGTCAGATCCAGCAGCTTCCTTTCGCCACGCACCGACCCGATCGCCCCGTCGTTGGTCGAGACGTTCACCATGCTCGTCCATGCCGCCGGGGGGGCGAGGGACGGAATGACGTCACTCAGCCAGCCGACTGACCCGAGGTCCGGAATGCGTTGTCTCATGGGTGGCTTTACTGGAGGGTGACTTCCGGCTTCATGGCCTTGCAGGATGGCGCCACCGCAGCATACTTGCTCGAGCAGAGGACGACAAGCGCATCACCGGGCCGGTCCATGTTCTGGAAGCTGCGGGCCGTTTCACGCACGCCGCACTCGTCATCCAGATAGCTGCCGCCGAAGCTGACGCCCCAGCCAAGGCCGGAAGCCCCTGCGTTCGCACTGTGCGCGCAGCTTGTGGTCGGATACACGTTGCCGGCATAGACCGATGGCGCAGCAAGCACCTTGACAGTGGTCGGCTGCGGGGCTGCTGCCGGGAAGTTGTTGTTCACGACAGGAGGAGCCGATTGCGTTGCCGGAAGCGTGTTGTTCACGGTGACGGGCTGGCCCGCTGGCTGCACTGTGACATTCGCCGGCTGGACAGTGACAGCCGCCGGGAGGACATTGACCCCGAGGCTGGTGTTGCTGCTGACGAAGGCCAGCGCGTTGTTGCGGGTGTCGACACTGACGTTCGGGTTCTGGCCGCTGGGCGAACAGTTGCCGACGCAGCCGTCGTTGCCGGGGCTGGCGAAGGCGGTCAGGCTGAAAAGTGCGAGGACTGCGAGGAAGATGCGTTTCATTTGGAACTCTCCTATTTTGGCGGATGTGTGCGGATGAAGTAGTCGAGGACAGCCATCTTGATTTGGTCAATTGGCAGTAGAGGTTCGACCGTGACCTCTACGTTCGTGAGTATAACGCCTGTCCCGGGAACGGGGATGTCAGGGAGCTTGATGGTTTGCTTGCTCATTTTGCCCCCTTTATGCGTGAATCAAATTCTTGACCGAGCGGCCCATTTTCCTTCGGGGTGACGCAGGTTGCCCGAGCGGAGTTGTTCTGGTTGCAGATGATGATGACAGGCATGGAGTTCGTCCCCTGCTTGCTCTCGCTCTGGTGGGCAGATTGCTGGTCGGCGCTCTGCGTCTGCTCCGCCGACTGGCGCTGCGTCTGCTCCTGCGAGGTCTTGCTGACCTGCACAGGGACAGGACCACAGGCGGTGATGGTGATCATTGGGAGAAGGTAGCGGATCATGGGGTCCTTACGAGAAACGCCGAGAATAGTGAAGCAAGAGTGCCTTCGACTTTTGGGCTTGTCCCTGTAACAAGCACGTGTGCTGATATGTAGTCTGTCGTGCCGTTCAGATATGCCAGACCAGTCGCATTGGCAATTTGACCACCAGTGCTTGCTGAACCTGCCCTATAGGTTCCCCCCTCGCTCGTTGATCCGTTCTTCCACACAGCAACGCCAATGATCGTAACCGATGTACCGTTGATCGCTACCTGAGCATTGAACTGATACCAGCCTGCCTTCTGTGGAGTGAATTTTCCAGTAGTTGGGTCGTACCAGTTGTCAGTGTCAAGTTCTTCGGTTGGGAACGGAACTACTGTCCAACTGGCACTTGTCAGTGCAAGGTCGGAACTTCTCTTTGCCCTGAACGCAGGCACCGGCTCATTGCCCTCCAGAGCGTATGGAGCAAGCGCCTTGATCGTCTTGGCCGTGCTGTCGATTTGCAGCGCGTCTTCCGCTGCGTTGCCGATATTGACTTTGGTGCCGGTTGCATCGGCTGTGATTTTAGCTGTCATGTCAGTATCCTATTGCCACATAGCGGCCAGTGATTCCGCCAGCGTTCCAGTTGTTGCGAACGATGAATCCAGCGGCGGTAATGTCTTCAGCACTGAACGGAACCAGTGTAGTCACGACTCCAGCGGTAACTTGCGTCAACGAGACACCAACGCAGGCATTTGGGAAAGACGTTGCAAAAGAGACGGCAAGCGCCCCGCCCGCACTCACGGAGCCGATGGTTCCACCCTTGACTATCACCCCGTTGGGCATTTCGCCGCTGACTTGAGCGGCGGTCTTTGTCGTTGGCAGTTGCGGCAAAGCGACCTTACCGTCAGCCGCCACCGTGATGATGTCCTGCACGGTCGCCCCGGCATTGCCGCGGGCCAGCTTCATCGTGCCATCTGGTGCGGCGGGAACGGACAGGGTGAAGTTCTTGGCCGGGTCGCCAGAGAGGCCCAGCTGGTGCATGATCGACTTTACGAGACTCACGTTAACCTCCGATGGTGATGGGGCCGACAACAGTCGTCGGGCCGGTGTATTTTGTGGTCATGTCAACAAATCGTCCATACAGACCCAGCTTCCACCGTGACGGTGAAGCCATCATTGACCGTGACGGGACCGAAAGTGCCGCCGTTCTGTCCCGCCTTCACCGTCAGGTTTTCCCCGATGGTGTTCGCGTTGTAGAAGATTGCCTTCGTTGCCGCCTGACCGTACATCTGACCGCCGCCGACCTGACCCCATGCACCGTTGGAGAACCCTTCAAAGACGTCCAGATCAGCGTTGTAGCGGAACTGTCCCTCAACACCCGTCGGGCGCTGGGCGGTCGTGCCAACAGGAAGTTGCGCCGCGCCGGTCGTTGAGTCACGCGGAACGGCCAGCGCCACACTGGCCTTCTCGGTGTTCAAGGCAACGATGTCCGCCTCGATGTTGGTGATCTGGCCCTGCGTCTCGTTGTCCAGTTCGGAAATCGCCGCCTGCACGTTCGTGGCCACGATGGTCCCAGCAGGAGAAAACGACACCTCCGTTGCGATGATTCCGGAGATTTCAGACCCGGTATGCGTGTGCGACAGCGGCGCCTTCCCTGCCAGAGCAGAATCGAGGCCGGTGATTGCCGATGTCGGGTGAGCATCGGAAACGCTGCGGCCGCCGAGGTCGTTGTGGGCCAGCGAAGTATCGGCCTGCTGCCAGCCAAGGGATGCCCGCAGATAGGGTTTCCCGTCGTTTGGCGCCTCTTCCACGGCGCCGATGAACTGCCGGGCCTCCAGAGGGGTTTTGGCCTGTCCTAGCGCGTCCCAGACAGTGTCCGAGACGGTGTTGAGCCACCCGGAGCATATGCGAGTTTCATAATCAACGAAAATGATTTTGTCCATCAACTGAATCCTCTGGAAAACCCACTGCTGAATGCCCGCGTTGATTGATCCGGGGTCCCTCCACCGCCACCATCCGGGGGAGGCGTAACTGCCGGGCCCTCACCGCATACAAAAACCGGCTCCTTCGTGTCCCCCACCCAGTCTGGTTCAGGTTTCGGCCAGCAGGCGATCGCGAAACACGCCACCGCGATACAGGCGATTGAGGACTCGTCGAACACGGCCGTTGGTGGAGTGGGAGGGACGTCCCCCCAGACCATCGAAGGAGGGTTCGACGGAACCCAGCAATCAGCCAAGGCGGATCCTTGGGGCCGATGAAATCCCCTGATTCCACCCTTGCCCAACCACCCCATCGGCGCGGCGCATGAATTCGCCCTGCCACGCGGCCAGACGAACGTCATCCTTCAGGTAGACCGCCGCCTCCTTCAGGATGCCGTACAGGTAGAGATCGGAAAAGTAATCCGACACCCAGTTGGAATCGAAGTCACCTTGAAGAGGCCGCAGGAACGCGACGTAGTCGAGCGTGTATGTCGTGTCTTCCGCTGGCGCGGGGAAGAGTTCAGCGACCATCCCGCGCATGATGAAGGCGTGCCCTGCCGCCGTTGCGAGTTCCCGGGCGTCAGGCGGAAACTGGGCAAGATTCCCGTTCGCATCGCGAAGCTCGATAAGCTGGGCGAGGTCGTAGGGCATCGTCAGAAGCCCGTCGTTCACCGCCGGAAGGACGAAGCTTGTCCGCCTGACGTTTCGCGGGTGGTCCCTCAGTAGGCGATTCAGTTCCCCTTCCACGGACCCGATCATCGTCGTGATGTCCGCCGCCGGCAGGTCGGGGCGATTCAGGTAGGAGCGGGTGGCATTGACAAGGTCAGTGCGGTTCATTGGAGATCTCCAACACGTCATACATGGCCGGGCGAGAATCCACCAGATGATTCGCAATCACCCCGGCGGCCCCGGACAGCGACTTGACAAGCTCGTTGCGGGTACTCTCCACCGCGGCAGAGGTCTGGCGCTGCTGCTGGGAGTTCTCGATAAGGAGAATCGGCAGGAAGGCGATTGCACAGCCCTCAGAGTCGATTTCGGACCCGGTTTGCGGGTTCATGCCGCGGAGTTTCGTGTGCCAGAGGCACTTGTCGCAGGAGTGACCAAGTGGACAGCTTTTCTCGCTCATGCCGCGTCCCTCACGCAAAGGATGAGATCAAGATATCTCGGGACCCAACTCGCCGCCGATGCGTTCGCGACAGTGGCCCCGGAGTAACTGTGGGAGTGTGAAGCGCTGCGTCCTCCAGTGCTCCCCGCAACGGCATGTGCGTGATCAATAGATGCCCCGCCAAGCGAGATTCCCGTTACTGACGGCCCGATTGATCCAAGCGCCGCCGCACCACCGCCAGCGAATCCAGCCCCGCCAGTCAGAGTTGATCCACTATGCGTGTGGCCCGGGTCGCTCACTGAGTGGTTGTGCGATACGTTCTGATTCATGTTCCCGCTTGTTGCCGAGAAATAGTGCGAGTGGTCAGTAGCATCAGATGCCGTTGATCCTGAATACCCATGGGTGTGCGATGGCACCTTGTCATTGAGGACGGGGTCGTCAGTACCTCCACTGACCCCGCCAGCGGTCGCAGAGGCGACGATTCTCAAGCCGAAGGTCTGGGAGATTCCGCCGACGCGCGACCACCCAACCGGGGGAGTCGCCTGATAGAACGGAAGAACGGAACCGGCCGGAATCGACCCCTGATTGATCTGGTCTTGGGTGAGATTGACCGGACCGGTGATGTTGGGGAAGCTGCGTTTAAGCACATTCTTAATGCCCCTCAAATGGTCATCACCCGCATCCGGAAGGTCTGTACCGGCAGGCCACGCCTCATTTAGGCTGTCAATATACACATTTCCTGTGAGATTTTCTAAAGGGGGCATGTGGAATCTTTCATTTAGTGGGTTATAATATGCGCTCTATTCATCAGGAGAGCGACATGATTAAAGCAAACCAACATCCGGCGTACAGCAGCTATCAGAGCATGAAAACGCGCTGCCACAACCCCAATTACAAATCCTACCATCGGTACGGCGGGCGCGGAATCAAGGTCTGCTACCGCTGGCTCACGTCCTTCTGGCTGTTTCTTGAAGACATGGGCGAAAAACCTACCCCGGAACATCAGATTGACCGCATCGACTCCAATGGCGACTACACCCCTGAAAATTGCCGCTGGGTGCTTCCAAAAGAGCAGCAAAACAACCGCTCCAGCAACGTGATTCTTGAGTTTCGCGGCAAGTCTCAAACCATGCAGCAGTGGTGCGACGAGCTTGGATTGAGCAAGGCGCTGGTCAGAACGCGGCTTTTCGAGTACGGGCTTTCCATCGAGGAAGCGCTTACCCGTCCGCTGCGCGCCCACCTTGCAAACCTCAGAGATGACATTAGCCGTTCTGGCGCAAAGCCTTTGACAGTGAATGGAGAAACCCACACCTTGAACGAGTGGGCGCGGCGCATCGGAATCAGCAGAACCACCCTTTCCGGAAGGATCAAGCGATGGGGCGCTGAAATGGCTGTTTCTGGAAACATGCCTAGCAACTCTCTTCACCGGAAGTCCGCCAAGCCAATCACTTTCAACGGCGAGACGCACACGCGAACAGAATGGGCGAGAATTCTTGGCATTAGCTACCCCGCACTCTGGAAAAGTGTCCGCCGGTACGGCGAGCAAGGGGCCATCCAGCTTCATTTCATCAAGGCCGGAGCGAAGTAGCATCATTTCGGAATCACGATGTCCGCCACTCCATCACCGTTCACGTCGATGTTGATGGAATCTGCGTCTTCGGAAATTGTGACCGGCGGCTGAGAGAAGACAACCGTGTCCGGGTTTGCATCGCCGTCGAGATTCAGCACTGGCGGGGCAGAAAACGTCCCGGTCCCCTTCCATGCCGTAACCGGGTATACCCCATCAGGAAGCTGGTTCGTCGGCTCGATGGTGATGGACGTATATCCTGCTGCCGGTTGAAGTGGCGCGACGATTTCGCGCACACTGCCACCGACGGAAATGAAATCGCCAGATGCCAACTGCGCCAGGGCTGGGGAGATGTCATGCCCGTCCATCGCGATGTGATTGATAGACAGCTTATTGATGATGTTGTCTGAATGGACGATCTCACCAGAAACAGGCGCAGCGCCGATAGCCGGAGTCGCATAGGAGAACATCCGATGGGAGACGGGGGTCTGCTTATCCTCGCCGGCGAACCGTTTCAGCCACGGACCCCTGGTCAGGTTGTTCAGGACCGGCTGCTTGTGCAGAAGCAGGTTTTTGATGCGCCTGAGCATCAGACGTGCCCGCCACCATACGGCAGGGCGCAGCAATCGCGGGACTGGACGCCTGCGGGGTTGGCGGTCCATGAGGCGACGCCAGCGGCAAAGTCGATACCAGCTTGGGAGATTACCTGCCCGAAGTTCGACCCGGCAAGCTTGACCAGTTGCGCGGTGACTGCAGCAGCGCCGGTGGAGGCGCCAGTGTTCGCCCCGCCAACTAGGGCATTCGCCTGTGCATTCGCGGCGACTGCGGCGATGACTTGGGCGGCCGTAGAGGTGATGACGCCAGACGAGTTGGTTCCGAGCGAAATGTGGATTTTCGACAGGCTCTGAACAGAGACGGCGAGGACTTGACTGTTCCCGCCATTGACCATGTCGATCTCCATCCCGTTGCCGGGGATTTTCGCGGTCCATGTGATGCCGTTGTTGCTGGCTTCGACCCCGCTGGTCCCGGTCGCGTAGGTCAGGGAACCGCCGCCCTTCGCGTATTGCCGGCCTTCACAGTAGGCCCTCACGTTCTGGGGGTCGCGCGGGGTGCGAGTGACCCCAGTAATTTTCAATTTGCCGGACATGGATTCAGACTCCTCTGGGTCGGGGTTTCGGGGTGCGTCTCTTGCAGGACATGATTCTAGACCTTCACTCGGTCGACAACCATGACCTCTGGGTTCTCGCGAATCAGGGCCAGCAGCTTCATGGAACGAATCTGCTTGTCGTTCGAGCGCAGTTCCGGGTGCTCGCGCAACCATTTGTCATACATGATTTGGGGAATGGAGGCGATTTGCCGGCCCCACTCGAGCGGGCGCTGGTCCATGGCCCGCTTGATGGCGTTGTCGGCCAGAATAGCCGACTCATTCAGTTGGGTTTTCTCGGCGTAAAGCTTGCCTTCATGCGGCTGGAACTTGACTCTCGTCCGGAACAGCCCGTCATGGAAATCGTCGTTGAGCGGATCGCTCATATCAGACCCTTCGCGACAAGCCGCGCGTGAATTTCCTCAGTCACCTGAGTGGTTTCGCCAGCTTGGATGATTGCATTGCCCACGAAGAATGACTTCCGGGCGGTCACAGTGACCTTCTGCGGGACTTTCGGCGCCGGAGTGACCTCAGGTGCCACCGCCTCGGGATTCGTCTCCCTGATGCGGCTACGGATGGTTCTGGGCATCTTCTCTCCCAAGGAAGACGGGGGACCCCGGTAAGAGGCCCCCCGTTGTGCTTACGCTACGGCCGCAGCGGCGATGTCGATGTCCGCGATGACCCCGTGGGCCTTCTCGGTATTGACGATGAGCGTCCAGTCAACCGCCATCTGACGGTTGTCGGCGAGGCCGGTCTTGGCCAGCGGCTCGACACGGTAGCCGTGCAGATACGCGATGGACAGGAAAGCCGGGTCGATGATGTAGACGTTCGCGGCGTCGCCGTCGTCAGCAGCGTACTTCTGCTGCAGGCGGTTGTCGACCAACTCGAGCGTGCCGAAGTCCGACACGAACACGTTCACCGCGCCCAGCGCAGTCGCCTTGGCGGCCGACTTGCCTTGGTCGGACGTGAGGGTCGCGACACGGGCGGACGAGGTGAAGAGGTACTCGCTGAAGGCGCGGATGACGCTCGGGAGCGACATCATCACCGACGGGTCGCCGCCTTGCTGATAGACGCTCTGGACGATGTCGCGGACGGTCTTTTCGGACAGCGCACGCTTCGCACCAACGGCCGGAGCCGCCACGATGCCGTTCGCGAAACCACCATTGGTGCCGGTCGTGCCGCGCGAAGTCGAGGTCGTCAGCCACGCACCCAGACCAGCGGACTTGCCGGCGGTCGTGTTGCCGTCATCGGCGATGGAGGCTTGATGCGTGAGGGCGATCGCTTCCACGTCGCGACGCAGTTCTTGCTGGCGGCGCATGACTTGGTACGAAAGCTCGTTGGAACGGCCGATGTTGTCGGTGTTCTGCGCGCGGGTCGAAACACGCACGACCTTGGTCGAAATCTGGCAGTGATTGCCAACACGGGCGCCGGTCGCGGCATCGTTGCCGGATGCGTCGGAACCGTCAACAACGGCGTTCGACAGGTTCGGGGCGGCCAGTTCATCGGTCGTCCATTCCTTGTACGGGTTCTTGGCCGTGTCGGTGCCGATGCGGTCTTGGAAGGGAAGCGGGATCTTCGAGATGTCCCAGATCTTCTGCCAGTGTGTTATCGGAAGGGAATTTAACCCCGCCATCTTCGCCTTTCGTGCGAAGCTCAGACTATATCTTCCACCAGAAGATTGGATTTCCGGCAGTTGCTTGAAGCCGTAATCACCCGCAGATTCCACGGAACCGTCAGCCCTGACACACTCTTCCCACGAATGGGAATGACGTGATCCACGACGTGGGGAATTCCAGTTTCTTCCGTTTTTCTGCGAGCGAGCAGGAAAACTTCCTTGATGGATTCTTTCGAAACCCAACACGGGGTGCTTTGACGAAGCCTTTTGTGGCGAACAGACGAAGACAAAAGCCTTGCGCTCCTGAATGACTCCGACTCGGAATACTTTTCCCGAGATTTCGCATTCAAATGGTCGCGCCCAACCTTTTCCGCCCATGCCTTTGTGGCCAACTTCGTCTTTTCCGGATTTGCGGCACGATACGACACGGCGTAAGCACGAAGCTTCTCCGCGTTGTTCTGATACTCGCGCTGGCGCTGCAAATGACGCTTTGACGGATTCTCTTCCCGCCATCGCTTCAAATACTCCGCCCTGCATTTCCGGCATTTTCCGCTTTTCCTGTAGTAATCCGAAATTGGTTTCTCGGATTCGCAACAACTGCACTTTCTGGTGGCCGCGCACTCTTGGGTTTTCATGATCTGTAATCATTTGGTAATGTCCCATATTATCACAGACTGTATAACCTAGTCGTTGAACCTTCACCCGCTCACGCGGGCGCTTGGCTGCTGATTGCCCAATTCACATCCTTTTCCAGCCTTCGCACTCGCCGTTGCCGACCATGCTGTGGCGTCTGTGACTCTCAGGGGTTTCCAGCAATTCACGCGGTTTTTCATGATTGATTACTCAACCAAGGTGACTACAGATTAATCACATCTTCGTTGATAAGGCCACGGTATGCGACGGCTTTCAGGTCCGCTGCGTCGAGGTTTGAAGTGGTCATTTGTTGCTCCTAGCGAGGATTCAGAAGTGCGTTCACCGCTGCGACTTGGTCGTCACGGTTGCGCGTGGTCTTGGCTTTCTGCATCAAGGAGTTCAACTTCCGGACTTGGGTCGGGGCTGGCCTCTGGCCACTTGGCGTCACCACCGGCTTCGGGGCTTTCCGCACAGTCGTTGCCGTGTTCTTCACGGCCGTCGCATGCTCGAACCACCTCAACGCCATCAGTGCCACCACGCGGGAACGCGCGTCATAAATGGTCGAGAGTTCCTGAGGCGAGAAGCCCAGCTTTTCGATGAGGAACCCATCCAGCTTGGCACTTTCTCGTTGGGCAACCTCGGGGTTGCGCCACTCCGGAACCGCTTGCAGGAATCGCTCGTTGTTCTCCTGCACAGTCCGCATGATGACTTGCTGCTGCATCGCCTGCTGCTTGCCAAAGGCCTGTTCAAGGTCACGCTTGGCGCCGGCATACTCTGCGGCAATCTGCTGCTGCATCAACGCGGCCCGGCCGGGATCCGACTGAGCCAACTCTTCCCACTCGACCGAGTTATAACGGGCTTGCGCTTGTGCTACGCGCTCCTGCGCCGCTACTACCTCGTCCGACAGTTGCTGACGCCACTGCACCGCTTGCAACTCCTGCTGTTGGAGTTGCTGGAAGCGCTGGGCAATCTGCTCCTTTGCTGCGGCGACTTCGGCACGTTCCCGGGCGGCCTGCTGCAATGCGTCTTTCATCTGACCCAGCGGAATCTCTTCCCCGGTGTCCAGACGGACCTTCAATGCATACAGATCTTCCGGCTCCCAACCAGCGGCCTTGGCGAACTCGGCGACCGTGTTGATCTCTCCGGTCGGCTGTTCAGCCTGTTCCTCTGGTTTGCCTTCGTCTCCGGCCTCGTCCTCGCCTGCTTCTAGGTTCTCACCCGGCGATTCCTGCTCCGGTGCTTCTTCCGGCGTCTCTTCTGGGGTCTGGGTGTCTCCACCATCTTCCAGCTTGCCGTCGAGCAGGTCGGTTACTGCCGCGACCTGTTCCTGCATGCCTCTCGGCTGCTCAAGTTCCATCTTACACCTTTCTCTGATTGATGCGCGACTCCGCGCCATTCCTCATGCGGCGCTCGAGTTCTCCTACGAACTCCCGCACCGCCCAACTCTTCAGGGAAATATCCCGAAGTTTTTCCGCGTCACCAGCTTGGACCTGCTGGAATCTCTCCCAGAGGTCCATCTGAATTGAATCCACCGCCTGCTCGAATATCTTCGAGGTCAGGATGTCTTCAGCGGTAATCATTGTGAATCCTGTCCATCAGCATGATGCTGGCCTGCGTGTGCTTGTACCTTCTCAGCCTTCCGGGCTTCCGGTTCTGCGTTGGGACAAGCTTCATGCGCGCCCTGCGGGTCGCCCTCATCATCCTGCGATGCGCGCGAATCATGCTGTTGTGCGGCATTGGCCTCATTATTGCGCCTCCATCATGGCACGTCTCCGCGCCCCGTCTTCCAGCCGCTTCCACATGACAGACTCACCCCGCTGCGACTCCTGCATGCGGCGCGCGGCCTCCCGCTTCTTTCTTTCCTGCTCAAGGGCGGCGATGTCTCTCAAGTTCAACATGGTGTTTCTCTCGCGTGATGTTATACTGTGCCTTTTGCACAGGAGAACTCAATATGGATAACGCTCTCGTTCCGGGTCCAGAGTCAGGAACCCGGCCGCCGGAAGACCCGCATACCCACCCTTCCGCACCCGGGCAAGGATGCCTTCCAGACCACCCATTGCAACCGTGTCCCGCAGAGACTGGACATCAGCCCGTCCCTGAATTCCGAAGCGGTCAGCAAGCCTTCTATCAGCGGCATTCAAGCCTCGCGCAAGCTGTTGAGGTTCACCCGTCAGGTCCAGACGGCGCATCAGGTCTGGATTTTCAAGCAGCTTGGGCACGATGTATTGCTCAGTTACCTGTCCCGTACCCTCCGCCCCCCACGGGAGTTCGTCGAAGAACGTCCTAGCGTTCCCGACGTAGGCCTCTGCTTTCGGGACTCCCGCAGCCCTCGCGGCGTCGTGGGTCGCAGCGTAGAGGTCATTCGCGGACATCTCTCCCGCCGGCCATGCGCTGATACCGCTGCCAGTGGGAGCAGAGTAGATGCCCTTGCCCTCGAGTTCGGCCATCATCTGCTGAAACTGGTCCTGCGTGCCTCCTCCAGCGGAGAATCGCATCCCGGGAGCGCCGGGAGCGTCAGCTACCCCAGAAGCTCCACGGGCATTCTGTGCCAGTAGAGGGGCCTTCATGGCATTCCACAGGCCGACAGCTTCCTCTGCCCCGGGTGAGTGAGGAATAGAGTAGGCATTCACCGGGTTGAACTCGACCTTGCCCTCTGGCGTCGTGTAGCGACCGATCGCCATTTCGTCCCGGCCCGGGAATCCCAGCTTCGGGTAGATCCTGTTGCTTCTCTGTAGCCACTGCATCATTTCCTGTTGGTAGGGTTCGATCTGCTCGGCGCCCAGTGCGTGTCGGGCCCTGTCCCCGGCAAGAACTTCGGTCGTGTCGGTGATCTCCGCTGCTGCCGGCCGGGGCGCAGGTGCCACTCCACCAGTGTGTGGCGCAACAGCCACAGGGTCAAAATACACCGCAGCGCCATCCCCTTCATAGCCCTTGAATCCTTTCGCCTTCACGGCTCTTTCAAACTCGTTCGCATCGCCCTTCATCAGACCCAGTGGATCCGAAGCGGGATACACGTCCTTCAACTCGCCCCGGTACTGGTTGGACCCCAGCCCGGCTTCCCGCGCGGTGTCGTTCGTGTAGAAGTAGGTCCGCGGGCGAATGTCGGGATTCGCCGCCAACCGCTCGGCCTCGGCGCCCTTGATTCCTGTTCCGTACCGCCCGGGGCTTGTCTGCATCAAGTTCGGCTCGTTGGACCAGTGGAACCCGGGGAGATTGACCGCCTCGGGGATGGACCCCGGCGTCCTCGATGTTCCCCTTCCACCAGACAGCAGCATGGTCGATTGCCCGGTCGGGTCAGTTCCCCACTCGCCGGGCGCCCAAGGCTTCTGACCCGTCGCCTCGCCGTTCCTCTCCAGAATGCGGATGAGGTTCTCATCGAACGGCACGAAGTTCGATGTGCCTCCGCCTTCGCGGGATGCTGCGTCGAGATACCTGATTCCGGGGACGCCCTGTGCGGCCAGAGCTTCTTCCGGGGCCTTCCCGGCAAGTCCCTGCAGTATGTTGCCCTTGATGATGTCCGACCCCATGATGTTGCGGCCCTCGTTCATCAGGCGGTGCATTTCCTGATAGTCAGCCTTGTCGCCAGTCTCGCGGAACTGCTTCTTTGCGGATTCCACGGCCTGCTGGTTCGCCTCCTGTTGCGATACGCCAAGGTTCTTCAGCGCCTTCTGAACCTCCTTGGGCTGCTGGTGCAGCGGCTTGTCCCAGTCGAGGAACTTCGCCACCGCCTCGTCAGGGATGTCCGCCTTGTACATGTGTCCAAACGACTGGAAGCCGGGCCTGACTTCCTTCTCGAACCAGTCGCCCACCCCGAGATTCTTGGCCCAGCTTGCGACACTCTCCACCGGCTCGTTGGCCATCAACCTTTCAACTATCCCGGCCTTGTCGTACAGGTCGCCCGGGTCGTTCATCCGGTCAGCCTTGCGCGTGATGGCATCGTGGTAGGCGTTGATTTGCTTCCCGCCGATTTTCATCTGGCTTGGGTCGTATGACAGGTTGATGCGGTACTGGTCCGCCACCTCGGGAGCCTCGGCCAGATACGCCGCGCCCTTCCCGTAAGCCTGCGCGCCTTCCCCAGTCCCGATTTTCGCCTTGTCGAACTTCGCGAACTTGTGCGGGGAGCCATGATAGACAATCTTGCCCACCCCGCCGCCAATGTCCAGCATGTTCGTTGCCATTTCCGCCCTCTCGGACGGCGACATCGGACGGTTGGTCAGTTCGCCCCCAGAGACAACCGGATTGACCATGGCATTCTGGTTCTTCATGTGCCCGACCACCTTCTCGGCGTACCCTCGCGGGTCGTTGAAGAGGTCCGACAGGTTGCGCCCCGCAGTCCGCCTCATGGCGTCAAGCTGGGCAAGGATCTCATACAGGCTTGCCATCTATTTTCCTTGGCTCAGGACCCACTGCAGAGCCCTCAAGCGCGTCTCGTCATCGATGTTGGCATTCTGACCTTCCCGTACCCCAGACTGGGGCTCTGCGGCCCCAACGTGGGGCGCTATGGCCCGGTCGAACGCGGCATAGTCATAGCCCGGATACCGGCGGGCAGGCGGTGCAATCTGGCCGGCGCCCGGCGGCGGATTCGGCGCCATCTGTCCGGCCTGCGGTTCCTGATACGGCGTGATCTGGCCGCCGGAATACTGGGGCATCTGCTCCCGCATCGTTTGCCGGCCGCGCTCGACCACGTCAGAAGGCAGGCCACCGTTGCCGTAGATGGTTGGGGCAGCACCGCCGCCAACGGACACCGGCCCCGGCCCGACATCCCGGTAGGGACTCGAGGCCCGCCCAGCGGCAGCGTTGGTACTCCAGTCAGCGAACAGCCTGCGGAACCACCCGGGAACATCGCTCATTTCGATTCCTTCATCCAACCCATCGCAATTTTCCACCAACCAAGTCGTTTCCAACGGGCTGTGCGCTGCGTCCTTCTCGGCTGTGCCACATTGCCGCACTGCCACCCGCGTATTCCTTGTCAATCCGAAAACCAGCGGCCCGCAAACTGCTCCCTCCCTCTTCAGGAAGGGTGTAAGTAAAAATTGGGTCATGCCCAAGCGCCCTAGCCGCCTTCCGTGCAGCCCCATAGAGCATCGAGCAAGCGTTTTTTGCTCCGTCGGTGCAAAGGCGCGTTATCTCTGCCGCCGTGCCGTCGTCAAGCCTACGAGCTACCGGCCTGCCAACAATCGCCACGCCGCGCAACTTCCCAGTTTCGTCTTCGACTCCCACCGAAAACTTGTGACCCACCACTGGGCGGCTGTGCCGATGCAGTCGGCCCACAAACTCGTTGGCGGTTTTCAGGTCGGTCGGAACGATTCGCAGGTTTTTCATTTCGGCGCCTTAGGTTGGGAGAAGCCGACCTTCCGGTAGCGCTTGCCCTTGGCATAGGACTCTTTCAGCGTCTGGCTTATGGCGGCGCACTGCTCCGCCGTTTTGTTGCGGCAATTCACCGCCGGCACGGTCGGGGCTTTCTTCACTGGAGCACCCCCTGTTGCGGTGCAGCATTGCCCTTGGGCATCTGCTCGAGGGTATCGGGCACAGGCTCATTGTCCAGCGACGCATTCAACTCCGCCAGCTTGATGCGGGCGTTGAAGGTGTCGGTGATTTGCTGGAGCGCCGCCTTCAGGCCGTCGATCTCGTTCTTCATCTGCTGCGTTTCGCTCGCGGACGCGGCGCGGATCTGGGCGGACTGGACCGCAGCTTGCGCCTTGATGGTTTCCATGGATACCGGCACCTGCAACTGAGCTTGCGCTGCCTGCTGTGCAATCTTGGCCTGCTGCTGCGCCGCTTGGGCTTTCTGCTGCGCCGCTTGCTGTGCTTGGGGGCTGGAGGGGTCTTGGAAATACTGCGAGGGGTCAGGCAGGCCGGCCATGCGAACAAGGTCCACCGCAGTATTGTAAAGGTTCTGTTCAGTGACAAGCGTCCCATCCTTCCCGGCCTGCACGGCCGTCATCTGGGTTTGCATGATGCTCTGGAGCGCCGCCGTTCTCCGCGTTCTCTCGCCAACAGACATCCCCAGCGACACGTTCATGGAATCCCGGGGGCTCCACTGCTGCGGGTTCGCGGACTGCCACCCCGTGGAGCCCGGAATCACGATGGGATTCTGCTGGTACTGCCTGAGGAGGTTGTGAGTCTTCAGGTACAGGGGCTTGATCAGCGTCTCGGCGATGATTTTCGCGACCATGGCGTTAAGCTGCTCGGCGGCAGACATCATCCGCTCGAGGCCATGGGCGGTGTCCCCAGCCAGTGCTTGAACCTGCGCGGCCGTGTCGATCGCGCCGCCGCCCTTATCCTTCCTGACCCTGTCCATGTAGTCCAGAGTCTGGAACAACTGGGGAGGCACCTCGACATTCGGGACTGGCGTCATGGCGTTGATGTCCTTCATGCGGATGACGCCACCCATGACAGAGGTCAGAACGTCGTCCATGTTGACCATCTTCTCGACCACTCCGACCCTTTGACGGACATTCCGGCGGGAGGCATTGAGGAGGTCGCGCAAAAGCTCGGTCTTCGTGTCTTGGACAGACTTCAGCTTGTCGAAAAGGGAAACACCATCCCACGAGTAGATGCCGATGTACGGCACCCCGATGCAGAAGGGCTGCTGGTCCCATGGCTCGTTCAGAAGAAGCTCATCGGTCCCGTCCGACCCGCCACCAGTGATGATCCTGCGCAGTTCGGCAATGCCATCGCCATCCATGTCGACACGGTAGTAGGCCTCCACCACCATGACTTGGTCGGTGCTTTTGTCCGGGGATTGCTGGATCCAGTCCGCAGCAGTCCTCTGGCGCGCGGTCGTGGCTTCACTGTTCGCGAAGTCCTCGGCCTTGAGTTCGTTCACCTCGTCCTTGTCGAAGCCCAACTGAATGAGGTAGGAGCGCGAGACAGGGCGTTGATGCGCAACAAACCGGGCTTGGTCGGCGTCAGGCATCAGGGCGTCAGAGGAAATCAGGAACTCATCCCGGGGGACTGCACAAATGCGGGGCTTACCCTTCTTCGTGTAGGTCCTCATCAGGCCATTGACCATTCCGGTCGTCTCGTCCATTTCGGCCTCGGCAAGCTCCTTGGCCTCGTTCTTGGCCTCCTGCATGATCTGCGGCATCGAGTCGATGGGGACATCGATGATAGGGTGGTACTGGACGGTGATGAGGTCCTCCCACCATACCTTGATGATGCCCGCCCGACGGAGAAGAGCATCCTTCCCGGCCATGGTGATGGCCATGAACCCGCCCGACGAGTTGATGACGTGGTTCACCGCGCGTGTCTCGAGGTCGGTCTGGGACTCGTCCTCTTGGCTCATCGGGACGAACTCGACCGGGGCGGACCCGGTGAATGCCGGGATGATTTCAGCCAGCACGGACTCGACTGCATCCCCGACGTCCGTAGAGACTACGGGATTCATGCCGGCATCGGCATCTTCCTGCGTCAGGCCCGGAAGCCGGCCGTAGAAGTAGTCGACGGCGTCCGCCTGATTCTGGACCCGCTCGTCTTGGTCTTCCACGGCTTGCTCGACCTCGGCTGAAATAAGCTTGAGGAGGTCATCGTCAGTCAGCCGGTCGGTTGGCTGGGGCTCCCCCCGCTCCTCGCCCACGAAGTCGTCCTCTCCCTCGAGGAAATCATCCTGCTCGTCTGTAACCAGTGCCATAGTCTTCCCTTGCTTGGAGTCGGTTGTTCACCGGCTTCTTCCAGTCGTGCCACCATTCGGACCCGTGCCCGGAATGGCTCTCGGCTACCACGCACATCAGGCCGAAGGAGTCGGCGCCGTGGCTCGAATTTGATACCAGATACCCGCGCCCGTCAGACCCTCTGACGAAATAGCACTCGTCGCGTTCGATTGTAAGGCTATGCGCTGGCTCTGGCTCGCCTGTCTCGCTCCGCCCTTGCGTGGTCCTTGCGTCGGCACTCTGGGCTGCACTTTGATGCGAACTTCTGATAGCCGCCGAATTCGGCGCCGCACACTTTGCAAATGCGCTTATACCTTGGCTCGGACTTGTGCATGCTCCGGTGCTCGCGCCTTGGAACTGCGGCGAGATTTTCGGGGTGGTTGTTGAATGGGTCATCATCGACATGATGAACCTCATGCCCCTCTGGAATGCTGCCATGCACAGCCGCATAGACCACCCTGTGTAGGAGCACGGAAGTTCTCCGGCCGGACTGTCTGGGGTTGCCGATGTAATACCGGCCATGAAGCCTAAACGCAATGCCGCACACAGTGACCCGAGGGCTTTCAGGCCCCAGCTTTCGCGGGTCCAAAACTCGTCCGTGCTCCGCAGGCTTTTGGCCTCGACGAGGCCCCGTTTCGTAAAAAACCGGTGCTCCGGCGTGCTGCGTATTCCCTTGGTCGTAATCCATTTGTCTGTCATCCGTACAATGCCAGACCTGATTATGCGCTTATTTCCACACGGTGTCACGACTTCATTATGCACGGCAAGGTCAGCTATCGCCTTCCATCCGCTTGGCGTCAGAACCTCTGTTGAGCCTTCAAAACACCAGTCATGCTCTGGACCCAGCCCGATGTTCCTCACCTCGTCCTTCTTTTCATGATACCAGCCAAGCGCCTCGCGGCCGGCCTTCGTGTCATCGTCGTTGAACCAGACATTCGGGAACATCCGGCGGCCGCACTGAATCCGCGCCATGGCCGCGCCCTTGCCCTGATTCGGGATGATTGTGGCCTCGTATCCTGCCTTCTCGAAGGCTGACTTGTAGGACACATCATAGACAGAGTCGTTGTTGTCGCCGTCGTGTGGGAGCCAGATCTGCGCGCGCTCAGGCGTGTAGCCATTCGAGCGGAGCCAGTCCAGATGATGCCCTATGGGCTGTCCAACGGCCTCGTAGTACTTCAGGCACCGGATTTCCCTCCCGACAAACTGGGCGGCCCACATGGTGAAGGCGTCAGCCCGGGCGCCAGTCCCGCCGATGTCGACAAACAGCCGGACCGTCAGAAGCTCGTCAGGGCCGAAGCGGCCTATCCTGCCATCAGCCTTGGCTTGGGCAAGCGATCGCGCATAGTAGGCGCCCTCGAGGATGGTGGCGTACCCGCCCTCCCAGATGTGGTCATACTGCTCGGGTGTCTTGTTCAGGCAGTCTTGGCGTTCCTGCTCCAGCACCGCGGGGAACCACGGGTTCTCTGACCAGTTGACTTTCAGCACCACGGCCCCAGTGGGGGCTTTCTCTGTCCGCAGGAGGTCATCGACGGCGTCGGTCTTCCTTCTGGGGTTCCAGCCAAACCAAAGCTCGCTCTCAGGCTCGCGGATGGTCGGGCGCAGCAGCGCGAGGGACCGGTGGCTGAGTGTCTGCGCCTCTTCGATCCATGCCCGGCCATAGCCCTCGAGTGACTTGATGGACTCCGCGGTCGCGTCCTGCATGCCGGTGAATGTGATGATGCCGTCTCCCGGGGTCTGGATGACCTCGTTGAAGACCTTGAACCCGTCGGCGCTTCCCAGCTTGCAGGAGATCAGCTTATCCTCGATCAGGCGCTTGCTTGACTCCTTCAGGGTGCGCTGGATCTCGCGGATACAGACTGAGCGCAGGCCCCGGAAGGCCAGCGCATGCTCGATCATCAGTTCGGCGAAGTTGTGGGACTTGCCAGACCCCCGGCCGCCATGGGCGCCCTTGTATCGCGCGTGCTCCTGAAACGGCTTGAACACCCGGGCCAGCGGCAGGTCGAGGACTCTTCCCACTTATGGGTCCACGATGGTCCGGCGGATCTCGGTGACGACCTGCAGTGGATTGTCGGCGTCCCCTGAGAGCTTGACATCGGTCGGGATGAGCCGGGCGTAGAGCTTGTAGAACTCGGTCAGGTTGGCTTCGGCCCATTCGGCCATCTTGGAAGTGCCGCCCAGCCGGTTGAACACGGCGAGCATGTTGTCCTTGACTGTGCCTGACACCTTGTTCTGGACCCCTTTGGGCCTTCCTGCTGGCGGCGTGATGGTGGCGGCCATTTTTTATAGCCCAAGTAGTTGAATGAATTGCTCAACTATTCGCATGGTGTGAATCTCCTGATAGATACCATGATGGTAGGGAATCGAAGGGCTTTTTGCAAGCACCGGAAGGGTTTGCCGTCAGCCACACTTCTGAGGGGAGTCTGAGGGGAGGCCTCAGTCGTATCGGGTCGTGCGAAGCGAAGCGGAGAAAAGACCCAACAGCAAGACTACACCCGGTTTTCGGTCTGGCGCATGTTAGTGAGTGCTCACTTCGCCTGTATGGCCCGTGATTGCTGGGGAAATTTATTTTCAAAATCTCACAGAAACCTATTGACACCCATTTTATGCGGCTTCCAGCGATAGTGAGCACTCACTTTCATCAGGAGGGCAGGCGCAAAAATGCCCGGCAGGCTTGTGGCCCCCGGGCGTGTCCTTCTTTCAGGATGTCACCGCAGCGCCTTCGGTTCTCGGCATCCTCCGGGTATCCGTTCCTTGTAGTTTGCCCGATCGGGTCGTCCTAGAGGTTCGCGGATACCGGTTCAGATTCAGTGCTTCAGTTTGTTCAGCTTGCACCATGCCCGGACGTACTTCTCGGGGTCTGACGTGGTGGTCAGGATGGTGAAGTCTTCTTGGCTCCAGATCAACACCCCCTTTTTACCAGGCCAGACCTTGGGCCTGTCCTGCCGACTCATCATCGTCCGGCGCCGACTGAGGTTGGCCAGCGCCTTGGCTTCGATGATACCTTGAGATTCGAGTGCTTGCGAGAAGTTCATGCTTCGTCTCTCCTATAGACGCATGTGGGGTCGAAGTGACCGGGATAGCACGGCCATGACGTTGCCTTGAGATCCTTCCCGAGGACATCGTACCGGCCCTGCTTGTGGTAGTCGCGGATCCACTGCTCGGCCTCTTCCTGAGTGGCGAAGGTGTGCCGACCTTGGCAGGGAAATGCGAGGGTGCGCCAGCCCGGCGTTGCGGCCGGAACGGTGACTGTCCAGCGGGTGACTGGGGTGACTGCGGTTCTCATTGGTCTTTCCTCAGGTAGGGGAGCTTGTTGGCGAGGGCGTTGAGAAACGGATAGGCCACGATCGCGACAAGCACCGCCGGCCAGAACCAGAGCCACTCGATGTTGTATGCCAGACCAGCGCCGATACATGCAACGACGGACCCAACGACAATGACAAGAATCCCGACTGGTGAAAGCACTGGGGCGAGAAACTTGGGGATGCCAAGCGCGACTGATGCCTTGGCTATGCCACGCACTATCCCCCGGACCGCGCAGAATGCGACCCATGCAGCCAAGCACCAAATGCCCATGGTGAGGATGTTGTTGAAGATGGTTTCAAGCCGGACGCCACCGACTACGAAGAGGATGGCGACCAGCAGGGCGATGATGACGTTCAGACCAGAATCGTTGTTCATTTTCGTTCTCCTGTGGTTGGGTTGTTGCTGCGACAGACATATAGTCTCACGTGGGTGATTCTCCCGTCAACAACTTTTTACACTTTTCTGAATATTTTTTTCGCAGGTCGATCAGGTCGTCCCGGGTGTAGTGCTTGGGGTCGTGCGGACCCTCGAGCCACTCGACCAACTCGGCACCGTACCGCAGCAGCAGCCCTTTCCGGTACTCAATGAGGTTGCCGGATAGGTGGGTGTTGCAGGGCTGACAGCTTTTGTGGCAATTGCTCTCCTCGAACCGGAGTTCGGGGTGCGCCCCGACCGTCAGGTAGTGCCCGGCATGCCACTGGCCATCGTGGTGGCGCCCACACGCGATGCACGGCCTCCCGGCGTCTCTCAGCTTGATGAAGCGATTGAACTCCTCCTGCGCCTCCCTGCGTAGCACTGCGAGGGGCTTTGCCGCGGCCACTGCGGCACGGTGCTTGATGCGGTCAGCCTTCTCCCGCAGGATCCTCCCCATGGCGATCGCGCAGTCGGCCTCGAGGCAGCAGCGCTGCCCCGGGAGCTTCGGGAAATACTTGGACTGGCAGACTGGACAACGCCGCGCCCTCATATCACCTCCCAGTGCAGCCGCCCTTTGCGGTTGGTCCTCCGGATGATGCCCTCCCGCTCGAGCCGGGAAATGGCGTAATCCGTGCGTGACTTGTAGGTCCTGAAGGCGTCCATGATCTCCCTCGCGGTGAAGGGCGCATTTTTGCGTTTCGCGAAATCCAAAATCTCCGCCCTGTGCTTGGCGCTCGCTTCTTGGAGGGCGAGCCACCCGGGCCGCGGAGTGTTGAGTTCGTCGGTCCATGGCTTGAGGTTGGCCTGATACAAACAAAACGCTGTGGCCGATTTCCAGCCATTGGGGATACCAGACCCCCAGCCAAGGAGCGGAAACGCATCCTGACGCGATTCTGATAGCTCCGTGGTCATTCCTGCGCTCCTGCTGCCCGCCGGATGTCGCCGGCAATCTTCTTGCTGACGACGTGGGGGTTCTTCGGCGAGGATGAGCAAGTAATCCGCCGGCCGTTGACGACGAGGATGACATGCCCCGGTGTATCAAGGCGACGGACCTGCGACGGCGGCACCCCTGACAACTCGATGGCGTCGCGAATGTGCTTCATCACAGTTCCACCCCCCGATCGGCGGCGGTTGCGTGAAGGAACTCGAGCCAGTCGGAGAATTCCCGCTTGGAGAATTCCCGGGTTCTCTGACCCAGCAGCACCATTCCGCCATCGACCCCTTGCGCGACCCGGGGCTGGGCCCTGCGGAATGCTGCGGACAGGATGTCCTTCCAGTCCTCCGCGGTGATCTTCTGGAGCATCCCGTTGATGGGCCATTCCAGTTGCCGGGCGAACGCCTCGAGAATCGGCCACATCGCCCCATTAGCTGCTAGGGTGCGGGTCGGCTCCCCGATGCGAACCACCCAGCCCTCTGGCGCGGCGAGGATCTCGCGACATGCCGCCTTGCGCGCGGCCTCTCCCGTGATTGTCAGAATCTTCACTGCTTGCTCTCCTTGGCTCTCCTGCGGTCAATCTCTTCCTGCGCCTCCTTCACGGCTTCGGCGCCGTAGGCTCGGTAGAGGCCGTTGACCATCTGCTGGGCGGCGAAGATGGTCAGCTTATCCATGCCATCGATGATTTCGGCGGGGGTCGGGCAATTGGACTTCATGCCCCAACCTCCCGGTATTCGATGGAGAGGATGAGGTCGTCGCCGACAATCTCGGTGGAGGTCGAAACGAACCGGCAGTTCCGGGCGATGAAGCGGCCGGCGGCGGCCGCCAGCTTCTCCTTCCAGTCGCGGACGTCGCCGCACACGTGGAGGATGGTGAATCCCTCGCCACGGAGCTTGACGATGACCCGGTGGAAGTTGTCGGCGCGCTGCTGCTGGCGGGCGCCGTAGTTCTGGCCGGTCGGCAGCGGGGACTGGTAAGCCCGAGAGGCTTCGGTGATGGCTTGCTCGAGGGTGAGTTCTTGGGACATGGTACTTCCTTTCAGGCGGTGAGGTAGGAGGTGGCGGTTTCGTACCGGCCGGTTTCGCAGCGATACACGGAGATCACCCGGCAGACCGGCTCCTTGCGGCGGCCATAGACGTCGCCGGTTTCCACAACGTGGCGAACGGTCTGGCCGTAGGCGATGTTGCTGCCCAGCGGCCAGAGATCCTTGACCTTGGGGCCGGCGGCGTCGAGTGCTTGGTTGAGGGTGTCGTGGTACATGGTGCTCTCCTGAGGGTTGGCTGGGTCACTGACCCGACAGAGAGATAGTCTCACACGTGAGCCATGCACGTCAAGCGGTTTCCAGAAAATTTGTGAGGCGGTCGATGAATTCCTTGTTCGCGGTCATCGCCGCCTGCGCGTAGGGGATCCCTGCTTCGAGGCAGATGGCCAGACGTTCCTCCATCGCCTCCATGTTGGTTTCGTTGAACTCATCGCGGGTCATCAGCCTGCCGGCCGCGATGTCCTCGATGGTCGGCAGGAATTCGGATATGTGCTTCATGCGTAGATCCCCGGGTGCAGGAGGTTGATCGGGCCGCTCTCGTGAGTCTCGATGAACTGCTGGCTTCCAGTGTCGAACCAGAGCTTGCAGGTTTTCTCCCAGTCACCGTGGCGTTGCTTTGAGACAATCATCAGGGCGTCAGGGTCGGTCGGGTTGTACCCCTTCCCTGTGTCGTATGCGTCCTCCTTCACCTTGTTCCGCCAGACGGTGATCACGTTGTCGACCTGATCGGTGATCGATGCCGCGCCCCTGACGTCCATCTTTCCCGGCGGCGTCAGTTCATCCTTGCCCTTGCGTGAATGGCAGACCAGATGCACATGGATTCCAGTGTCCCGGGCCAGTGTGCAGAGCCTATCCACGAACCGCTTCTGCCCGTTGTAGTCGTCCTCGCCCATGCCGCACTTCAGCAGAGAATCAACCACGAAGTGGCTGCATCCGCGCTTGTCAGCGGCGTACCAGCCGACGGCAGCTATCTTCTCGGGATTGACCATGCCCATCTGGTCATAGAGCCAGATCCGCTGGCCGGCGCAGTCATCGGCGAGGAAGGCGTCAACGAACTCGCGAGACGGACGGGAGGCGCCCTCGCCCTGACGCACCATCCGCTCGAGCGTTGCTTCTGGCAGCATTTCCATGGAGGCGACGCATACCCGCTCGTTCTGGGCGACGAACCCGAGAACCGCCTGACCCAGCAGGAGGGACTTCCCGTGACCGTTGAAGCCGGTCCAGATCGTCACCTCACCCTTCCGGAATCTGAGCTTGTCGGCCATCTTCTTGAATGGGAGCTTTGCGCCCTTCGGCGCTGCCGGATTGAACAGCCTGTCATTCAGCGAGTCGATGTACGACGATGCCGGCCTGACCCGGTGGTCGTGGTCGGTCATAGCGATGTACGCGTTGAAGTCGATAACGTCGTCGGCAAAGATCATGGCTTTCTCCATTCGATTCCAAAGTCGTCGGCCCAGTCGATGACGACGAGGCAGACATAGGCCACATGCTTCTGTAGGGCCGTGAAAACAGCAGCAGCACGATCGTCGTACTTCTTGGTGTGCAGGAATACGTGCAGCCCTGCCAGCACCCGGAGGTCCAGATCCACCAGCCTGTCGTACGACCTGATCACACCTTCCGGGTAGATCAGGAACTCCGGCGTCTTGAACCAGTCCGGCGCCTTCCACTCGTCGCCGAGGTTCAGTGATACCCGGCGGCTGGGGAGCTTGCCGGCGGCACGGAAAGCCACCAGCGGGTCAAGTCCTGTCGGGGTTCTCATATCGCCCCCGGGAACAGGTTGGCGGAGGCCTTTCGCAGGCAGGCCTTGCCGTCCTCTTTCCGCACCCATCCGCGCCACGTTGCCGACCAGTCCAGCTTAACCGCCACAGCGCCAGAGCGGGACGTCCAGTAGTCGCGGAAGTTGTCCGCCACCTTTGCCGGGTCCAGTTCTGGCCTCTCCTTCTGGCAGTATGCGGTGTCGTCATCGGACGGAGTCCAGTCGAGAGGAAGGCGCGTTCCACGCGACTTCGTTGCTGGCTTTTTTGCCTCTCTCTCTTTTTCTTCTTCTGCTTCTGCCTCTGCTTGTATCAACTCTCGTCTATCGACTTCTACTTTTTCTACTTTTTTCGCCTTTTCTTCGGCGCGGCGGCGCGCGGCGTAGCGACGCTTTGACTCAAGAATCGTCTCGTCGTCCTGCACGGCGCGGTGCTTTTCGTAGTTCAGCAGCACCCAGCCACCTTCGATGTCGTCGATCCGCCGGCCCTCGTTGTCCGGGGTGCGTGAGTAGCGATCTGGAGCCTTGAAAGTTGCCAGTGCCCGTTCGCAGTTCTCGATGCTGACCCGGGCGCGGTTGGCGAGGCCCGGGATGGATCCCCAGACGCGGCCCTTGCGGTCGGCCATGGCCAGCATCGTGATCCACACGACCCGCGTCGAGTCGGGTTCGCACCAGATTGTTGACTCCGTGATGCTGCTGAAAAGCTTCGTGAATGTGATACTCACCTCGTTCTCCTGATGTCTAAAGTAGAAATGCAATTCTACGTTCCGTTCTACCAAAGTCAACATGGAACAGGTAAGGATTGCTTACCAGTTCGATGTCTGGAGTAAGCCGGGGGTGATGTAAAGAATTCTCTCATAGGTGTTGCGCAATCCTGCAATTGTGGTATCGTTCTTCCTCGCCGCCCGGAAGCGGAACAAGTAAGCCCAGAAAAGCCACCCCGCCGTAACTTGTTGCGGTCTTCCGGCCCCGAAAGGGGAGGGGTGGCTGCTCTGGGCTTTTTCATTGGAGAAGCAAATGTACGAGATTCACCCGATAGCAAATATTTTCCCGCGCATGCCAGAGTCCGAATTGGCGGCTCTCGCAGAAGATATCGGCAACAATGGACTGCTCGAACCGATATGGCTGTTCGATGGCAAGATTCTCGACGGCAGGCACCGCTACAGCGCCTGCGAATCGGCTGGGGTTGAGCCTGAGTTCCGCCAGTACGAAGGCGACGACCCGCTCGGGTTCGTGATCTCGCTCAACCTGAAGCGCCGGCACCTGACTGAAAGCCAGCGGGCCATGGTGGCGAGTGAGTTGGCGAATATGGAAGTTGGTGACAACAAGGGGGCGCACCGCCCATCAGAAGGGTCTGCAAATTTGCATACCCTTCCCGGACAGGTCTCCCAGTCCGACGCCGCCACCCTCCTGCAAGTCTCTACGCGATTGGTGGCAACGGCCGCCAAGATCAACCGCGACGCCCCGGAAGAGGTTTCCGAGGCAGTCAAATCCGGCGAAGTGTCTCTGAACCTCGCCTCACAATTCATCGCGCTCACGGAAGAAGAGCAGCGCGTAGCACTCGACGCAATCACCGAAGAGTCAGAGCCAGCCAAGGAAGCAATCAAGGAGGCGGTCAGGAATCACAGGACTCTCGGGACTGGCGAAAACGAATGGTACACGCCCTCTGAGTACATCGAAATGGCAAGGCTGGTCATGGGCGGGATTGACTTAGACCCAGCCAGCAGCGAAGCGGCAAATGCCACTGTGAAGGCTTCGCGCATCTTCACCGCAGAAGACGACGGACTGACGAAAGACTGGTCGGGAAAGGTTTGGATGAATCCGCCATACAGCCGAGATTTGATGCCCGCTTTTGTCGAGAAGCTTTCACAGTCATTCATCGACGGAAGCATTGAAAGCGCCGTGATGCTTTCTCACAACAATACAGATACAAGGTGGTTTCACCGAGTATCAGAGGTCGCATTAGCAATCTGTTTCCCGAAGACAAGAATCAGGTTTTACCGTGGCGACGAAGTTGCCGCACCGACAAACGGGCAGGCGTTTTTCTATCTCGGAAACAATCCTGAGTTGTTTGCTGAAAAATTCTCTGAAATCGGGCTGGTCGTGACTCCATGGAAAAAGCGATGATTCCAAAAACAGTTCTCTATCCAGATGCGTTTCTCCGGTCAAAAAGCGCCAACAATGACGGCGTTTTTGACTGGGAATGGACCTCTGGCTGCTTTGGAGAAACAAAAATAACGCCGATGGATATAGATGGGTTCGTTGAAAGAAACGGGCAATTTATCGTATTCGAAACGAAGGATAAAGGCGTCCAGGTGAAAGCTGGACAGCAGATAGCACTAGAACAGCTTCACAAAATGGGTCGATTTACCATCGTCATCATTCACGGAAAACTATCGCCAGAAACCGCAGAAGTCTGGTATCCGAAAACAAAAGCGAAAAAACATTTCGTTGGCATTGATGAGATACGAAACCTCGTTTCTCGCTGGTATGCGTGGGCTGATAAGTCACTGCACGGCTAGGCGATTTGCTGACGGCGGCGGGTCGAATGACTTTCCGACATCGACTATACCGTAACGGTCAAGGCACATCCGTATCCATAATTTGTTTTCTGTCTCATCATGCATTGCTGATCCCAAAAGCATTACCTTTATGAGCGCACCCCGCTGTTCTGGCGTCAGTCTTTCGTTTTCTCTCTTCGCCATTTTCTTTCCGTGTTGAATAAAGGAAAAAGCCATGGCACAATGACCACGCCTCTCTCCTGTGGCACTCGGCCCCCTTCGCCAAGACTTCGGTTGCGTTGGGGGC